AAAATCAGAACAGAAATAGTAGATTGGGAATTGAGAATAACAATCACCTATAATAATAACTTTATATCAGCCGATCAGTTGGCTAATCTTTTATCGCTGGCAGGATTTCATTGTGGGTTATTGGACAACAGACCTAACTCTCCCAAGTGCAGTGGCACTCATGGAATGTTTTTAATGTCTAATAAAAAAAGTAAATAGGTGGGTTGTGTTGAGTTTTGTTCGGTTTCGTTATGTTAAGTTGAGTTATGTTAAGTTTAATATTTTAATACTAATAATATAAGAAAGCGAGGTTATAAATATGTAGGTGGGTTCAGTTAAGTTACGTTGTGTTTTATTGTGTTAAGTTAAGTTTAATATTTTTTTAATAAAGGAGACAGTAAATGAAAAGAACATTTAGAGCAAGGAAGGGAAGCTGGGTTGTTTCTAATAAAAAAGCCCAGCCTTATGGTGAGGAATTACACCGTCTTGCAGAAAAAGCAGGCGGTAAATTAACACCTCACCATGTTGTGAAGAAAGCTAAGAGTAAAAGATCACCTCTTCATGACTACTTTGAATGGAATGATTCAAAGGCGGCAATAGAGTATAGAGTATTTCAGGCACGTCAATTAATGGGAGCAATAGAAATTGTTATCGGGAATAAACAACTTAAAGCATTTCCTAATCTGGAAATACCAGTAACTGAGGAAGATTGTGCAGAGGTTATTACTCAATCATACATACCTCTTGAGATAGTGATAGGGGATGAGTTTTTCCTTAATCAATTAATAGAACAGGCGCATGGTGAGATGGCGGCTTGGGGGAAAAGGTATAGGGAATATAAGAGCTTGAAAGGATTTAAAAAGTTTAAGCCTATCTTTAAGGAAATTGATCAACTGCAATTAACATAGGTGTGTTGTGTTGAGTTGAGTTTAATACTTTTTAATACTAATAATAGGAAAGTGAGGTTATAGATATATAGGTAAGTTGGGTTATGCTGAGTTGAGTTGAGTTCCGTTGAATTAAGTTACGTTATGTTTAATATTTTTTTAATAAAAAAGGAGGATAGTTAATGCCTTTTCATACAACATACAGACCCGATGATTTTAGCGAAGTCATAGGAAACAAATCAGTAATAAGATCTCTTGAAGCTATATTTGAAAAAGGAAAAGGCTTTCCTCACTCTTACTTGCTCCACGGCCCCAGCGGAGCCGGCAAAACCTCAATTGCCAGGATCATAGCAAAGAAACTTAAATGTTCTTCACACGATTTTAGAGAAATGGATTTTGGTAGGGAACGAGGAATTGATGTAATAAGAGAAATGTCTAAAAACACTTTCTATAAACCCCTCGATGGTGGAACTAAAGTTGTGTTGATTGATGAAGCGCACCAAATGACCAAAGATGCTAGCAACGCTTTATTAAAGATACTGGAAGAACCACCCTCACATGCCTACTTTATTCTTTGCACTACTGACCCACAGAAATTATTAACCACTGTTAGGAATAGGTGTATGGAATTTGAAGTAAATGCACTGAGTGATAAACAAATGAAAATACTCCTGCATAGAGTATGTGAGAAAGAAGCCAGTAGAGAAGTAAAAAATAAGATACTGAAAAAGATAATCGACAAAGCAGAAGGGTGTCCAAGGCATGCTTTACAATTACTTGAACAGATTATCAGCTTATCTGAAAAACATCAGTTAAAAGCTATCAAAGCATTTCAAACACAAGAAGAGAAGGTCATAGATTTGTGTCGTGCGCTTTTGAATAAGGAGAGGTGGAGTAAGATAGCTAAGATAATAAAGGGCATAGAGGGAGGAGAAGACCCTGAGAGAGTGAGATTGGCTGTGTTAGGATATATGGCAAGCGTGATGTTAGGAAGTGAAAAAGGAAATACCCAAGCAATAATAGCTATCAATAATTTCAAAGACAACTTTTATAGTAGTGGGAGGAGTGGTTTGATTCTATCATCATTCAAATCAATACATTAATTATTTTATTTTTAACTTGATTTTTTATTTGTTTTTTGTTATTATTATTTAAACTATTTTATTTTTAGAAAGGGGAACAATGTGTTTGATGAAAAAGAATGTTTCAAAAATTTAGAAGTTGATGAATACAATCTGCAAGAGGAATGGCTTAAACAACCAAGTCTATTTTTAGAATACTCGCTTAAATTATCATCATTAATAAAGAAGAAGAGTTTATTAAGAAAGGAGATAATAGATAATGTAGTAAGGAATCCAGAATCATTTGGCATATCAAAAATATCTGAGGCATCCATAGAGAGAGTATTGAGCATAGATGAAAAGATGATAGCATTAACATATGAAATGGACTGCACCAGTGCGGCGGTCAAATCGTTTTACCAACGAAAAGAATCATTAGAACATGAGCAACAGTTATTACAGGGAGGGTTTTTCAGTGAACCAAAAGAAAAGCCTCCTATCAATTCTAAAAGAAAAAGAAAGGAGAAATCATGAAAAAAACCAAAAAGAAGAAAGATATATTTGACGAAGATTCGTTTATCGAGGACATGAAAAATACAGCAATGGAGGGAGAGGGTTCTATTGGTGCTAAGAAAACACCTTTTGATTTTGAAGAGGAGCCTGAATGGTTCAAACCCACAAGCTTAAAAGAGAAAAATAAAATAGACATAATTCCTTTCAAAATAACTCAAGAATGGTTTAAAGATTTATTGATCCCTATTGGTACTACAGTACGTAATAAACGTCCAATAGGAAAAAAGGTAGGTAATTTAGCTCACGTCCTTTTAGTCCCAATCCATTTTGACGTAGGAGTGAGTGGTGGAATCAAATTGTGCCTAAGGGAGGCTTTTAATCACAAGTGTCGTGTCTGTGATGAGATGTTTAAAAAATACGACAGTGGTGATAAAGAGGCCGGAAAAAAACTACAGCCTAAATGGCGTGGGTATTATAATGTCATTGACAGAAGAGAAAAAGAAAAGGGGATGCAGATATGGGATATTAGTTTCTACAATTTCGAGAGTAATTTTAGGGAAGAAATCCTCACAGATGATGGGGGGGTGGTTGATGTTGCAGGAATAAAAAATGGAAAGACAATTGTATTCAAAGGGAAAAAAAAGAAGATAGGAAAAAACTCTTTTATAGAAGTTACCTCTATGGACTTTGCTGATAGAAAGAGTCCTTACAAAAATAGCATTGTAAGTAAAACCATATCGCTTGACGAATTCTTGCACATACCTACTTACGATGAGGTAAGAAATGCTTTTTTAGAAATTGAAGGAGACGATAGTGATATCAAAGAAGACAAGGATTTAGAAAAAGATATAGACGAAGACGATGAATTGCCAGAGGAATTTGATGACGATGACAAAGATGACAAAGATGAGGAAGACGAAGAAGATGAGGAAGACGAAGAAGATGAGGAAGACGAAGAAGACGAAGAAGATGAGGAAGACGAAGAAGATGAGGAAGACGAAGAAGATGAGGAAGACGATGACAAAGATGAGGAAGACGATGACAAAGATGAGGAAGACGATGACAAAGATGAGGAAGACGAAGAGAAGAAAAAACCTAGTAAGAAGAAATCAACAAAGCCGGAAAAAAAGACTAAGAGGAAAAGAAAAGGGAGGTGATTAAATGGACGAATTCAGGAATTGTGAAAAAATGAAATTAAGATGGCATGCGACTTGTGATCAGTTTGGAAATAAAACAAACAAGACTTTACAATATTATGATCATGAAACGTATGGCTGGGAAGAAATCCCTTATGTTGAAGAGAAAATTAAAAAGGAGAAGAAATGAATCTTCAAAAAATATCAGAACTAGAATCACTGCAATTAGAACTATTAGAAGTACAAAGAAAAATATCTTGTTTTATATTAGAAGCTATAGAAGAAGATGAGGAGGAGGAGGATGAAGACAATGGCAATGAGGATGAAGACAATGGCAATGAGGATATTGATAAAAAGGGGTATTACCAAAAAAAACCAAAAAAGAGGAAAAGTAGGAAATGAAAATCAGCAAGAAAAATAGCAACAACATTCGTCTACCGGAAGCGATAATTGAAGCAGAGAAAAGAGGAGTGTCCTTGACAAAACCCTCCATCATAAAATATGCTAAGGAAGAGGGTTTTGGCAAAAAGTTTATTTCTACATGGATTATTAATAAAAAGGAATTCCTCAAATTCATTGATGCCGGTCTGTATAAATGAAAAGAAAAAGACGAAGTAAAATAGAGAAAATTCCTACGGTAGAATTTTTACATACAGGATCACACTTATTGAACCTGGCAGTTAGCGGCAAAGCAGAGGGAGGCGGTTGGGCAAGGGGGCGTATTATCAATATTGTGGGCGATGGCTCTACTGGTAAGTGTGCTCGTGATGCTTATATTTTGGGAAAAGACATTGGTATGTCTAAAATAGATACTATAGGTAAAAACAAGAGTCTAGGAACATCTATTTGGAAAAATGAATTGAATATTTCCAAAGATGTAAAAGATTTAGCAACACATTTTCATAAAGAGAAAGTTTCTACTACGATAAAAGTATCTACAAGACATGGATATTCTTTAGAAGGAACACAATCACATCCTATTTTAATATGGACAAAAAATTGTGAATTTGTAATGTGTAAATTAGAAGATATCAAAGAAGGGGATGTTGCTATAATTGCAAGAGGATCACAAACCTTTCCTACACAATTACAAAGAAACATTGCTCCTGCTCCTAGAGAAACAACGAACATCGTGCCCATTTCTCTTCCTGAAATGTTTACTAAAAGATTAGGAAGGTTGTTTGGATATATCATTGCTGATGGTAATGTTTCCAAAAATACAGTTTTCATATCTAATAAAGATGATAACAGATTATGGCTGAAAGAAGATATTGATAATATTCTTTTTTCTTTGAATCTACTCTTAAGTAAAACTCATAGTGTTTGTAGCTGTGCTTTTGTTGATTATGTAAATCTTATTGTAGACTCACAAAACTTCACGGCAAGGTTTAAAACCGTCCCTAATATAATCTTGAAATCCTCTAAAACTGTACAAGCTAATTTTTTAAAAGGGTTGATTGATTGCGATGGTTGGTACAATGGACAAGGCCAGTTAGAATATTATACAGCAAGCGAAGAGTTGGCAAAACAAGTACATTTAATGTTATTGAATTTTGGAATAGTGAGTAACTTGTCTTTTAAACAAGGAGCAAAAATAGGAGAAAAATACTACGATCATAAATATTGGGGAATCAGCATGTATGGAAAAAATGTAAATATCTATGCAGAAAAAATAGGCAGTTGTGAGGATAGATATGTATTTGTAAAAGCATGTGAAAAAGCCAAATCTAATTTTGACTCAATTCCTTTCTTATTAGATAAAATGTTAAAAGATAGAAAACTTTTAAAGGATAAATTAGGTTGGAGAAAAAACGGTATTTTAGAAGATGGTATTAGATTTAAATCCTTTAAAACAGCAGGCACAAGTCAAGCATCTTGGAACATGCTTAATGGATTTATTAAAACACATCAAGATTATAAAGTAAAAGATTTTGATATTAAACTGTATAAGACCATTCAAAGCAGTGGATATCATTTTGATTTAATTGTAAAAAAAGAGATTATACAAAAAGAAACGTTTGTCTACGATGTTCACTTACCAAAAACACATCTATTCTGGAGCAATGGTTTTGTTTCCCACAACACCCTCCTTGCCTTAGAAGCTTGTGCAGATGCTATTCATTATCTCAAAGATAAACCAAGCCAATTATTTCCAAAAATTAAAAACCTGGATATTGTTTACAACAATAAGGAAGGATTCATGGATTTTAATTTAGAAAAAATGTATGGAAAAGAATTTACTAAAGCAATCGAATGGATACATTCAGAAACTTGTGAGAGCTTTGGTAGAGATTTTCAAAGAAGGGTAGGAGAACTAAAAAAAGGTGTTTGTTTGATCTATGTAATGGACTCCCTTGACGCATTAGATTCAGAGGCAAGCGTTAAAAGAATTACTAAATCAATCAAGACAGATAAAGAGGAAGAGGGCACTTATGGAATGGAGAAAGCAAAGTATTTTTCAAAGTCCTTTTTTAGCAGGCTGTGCTCGATCATGAAAGGGAAAGATGTTACTTTATTTCTTATAAGCCAAACCAGGCAAAAAATAAATCCTGGATTGTTTGAAGAAAAAACATATCGTACTGGTGGGAGTGCTATGAACTTTTACACTCATTTAGTTTGTTGGTTGGGTGTGGTGAAAAAATTAAGTAAAGAAGTAAGAGGAATTAAAAAGATATACGGCGTGAAGGTGAGGGCTAACATAAAAAGAAGCAAGGTTGGAAAGGCTTTTGGAAAAGCTGATTTTGATATAATATTTAATTTTGGTATAGATGACATCGGGAGCATGTCACATCACATGAAGTTTGATAAAAAACTAATTCCTATGTATGAAGATAACCCAAAACCTCTAATTGATTTAGTTGAGAAAGCCTGGAAACAAGATGAAAAAGACAGTACACCAAAAAGGAAAAAGAGGTTTCAATAATGCAATTTTAGCATGTGATAGTTGTAAAAAATCTCTCTATTACTTCCCTGATAATAACTGGGTCTGTGCAAATAAAAAATGCCTTCTTTATGCGCCAAACACTTATACAAAATATCCGAACACAACAAAAAGAAAGAAGAGATTTCATTAGATATGAAAGTTTTGAAACTGAGTTAGATTCTTATTTCAATAATTTACAAAGACATTGGAGAAAAGAAAAAATGCGTCAGGGAAATTCCAAGACTAAAGGTAATCGTTATGAACTCACCATTTCACGTATCTTGACCAAATGGTATACAGGTAATAATAAAGAAGATATGTTTTGGCGCACGGCAGGTAGTGGAGCAAAGTCTACCAGAACAAAGAAAGGAACATCCTCATTTGTAGGGGACATTACGCTACTCACCAATCCTAATTCTTTGCGAGTTTGGATTGATTGTAAAGACAGAAAAGATGTTTCATTTAATGACCTCCTATTGGGTAAAAGACCTATACTTCTTAAATGGTATGAGAATGAGGAAGATAAAAGAGATGAATTAAAACTATTCGATCTCAAGATATTAATCATATTTAAACTATATAGGAAAAAAGAGAACTATGTATTTTTTGCTAATGAAGATTTTGACTTCTGTCTTCACATAGATAAAAAAATATTATGGAATGAATTCATCATTGCGGGATTAGATGATTTTTTAAAAGAAGTAAAAAAGAAAGAAATAGTGAAATGACCATAACTTCTCTGGAAATAAAAGGATTTCAAAGCCACAAAAAAACCAAATTGAATTTTGACAAGGGACTCAATATCATAATAGGTGAAAGTGATACAGGTAAGACAGGAGTATTGCGAGCATTGAATTGGATAGTAAATAACAGACCCTCCGGGGATTCCTTCCGTAGTCATGGGGGTGGTGAGACTAGAGCATGTTTGACAACAAAGGAAAAAAGCATCTCCAGAGTAAAAGATAAAAACAGAAATACTTATAACGTAGGGTGGGAAGATTGTCATTCAGAATATGCTAGTCTCGGACAGGATGTCCCGGAAGATATAGTTAAATTTCTAAACCTCACTTCAATAAACTTACAGACACAACATGACTCTCCTTTCCTATTGGGAGAGACCTCCGGTTTTGTAGCAAAATATTTAAATGATATAATCAATAACAAGAAAATAGATTCCAGCCAGCATTACATAAAACAAAAGTTAAGAAAGAAAAGCATTCAAACTGATTTAATAAAAGATGAAATAAAGGAAAATAGGAAAGACTTAAAAACCTTCACATGGATTAAGGAAGTTGAAATCAATATTATTGAAGCTGAGAAGATTGAAAATATCATAGCTGATTTAGAAACCAAGTATGACTTTATTGTTGATAATTTAGAAAGTATAGATGAAATAAAAAGGGAGTTAAAGGAGCATAATAAAATACTAAAATATGAGGGTGCTGTTGAAGAGTTTTTTGAAATATGTTCTCAAGTAGAAAAGAAGAGAACAGAATATGCAGAATTAAGTCGATTATTAATAAATATTGATAATCAGAATGTTCAAATAAAAAAACAATCATACAATAAGAGAATTTTGATGGAAAAGTTAAAGGAAATCACACCTTTGGTTTGCCCGTTGTGCGGGAGAGGGTGCTCGTGTAATGAAAGATAAAAAATACAAATTCATAGTTGGAGGAGGTTGTATAAATGAAGACTGTATTTGCAAACAATATGATAATCTTATATCAAATGAAAAAGGCATTAAAATACAACCTCCTTTGCATGAAAATTGCCATTGTTATTTTATTCCATGGAATGATGAAGAGGAAGAGAGGGAATATTAAAAATGAGGCCACAAGAAAAATCACATAAAGTTTGGAATAAGCATAATTCATATGACAAGATAAAGAGGGGTAATTATAAGAATGTCATACATCATAAAGATGAGAACCGTGAAAATAATGATATAAGTAATTTGCAGAAAATGACCCATGGTGAACATAGTAGGTTACACCGAATAAAATCTTGGAAAAATGGTATATATGATGGAGAAGAAACAAGAAAAAAGTTTAAGATTATAGGATTTACAGGAAGAAAACATAGCAAAGATAGTTTGGAAGAAAAGAAAGGCAATACAAAATGAAACATTCCCCTACAGCCATCTGCTCAGCGGACTGGCACATCCGTAGTGATACTCCCACATGCCGTACTGATAATTATTCAGGTGCTCAAAAAAAGAAGATAAAATTTATTCTTGACCTTGCTGGTAAACATGACTGCCCCATATTAATTGCCGGTGATTTAGGCCACCGTCCCGTGTGGGGAGATGAGTTATTAAATTTGACTATAAATATAATAGCTCCTAAACTAAGAGACAATGTTGAAATAATAATGGTTCCTGGTCAACATGATTTATTGAACCATAGAATTGATATGTGGGATAAAAGAGGATTAGGTGTACTAGAGAAAAAAGGATTATTAAAATATGAATATGATTATATATCTATATATAAATTGCAAACAAACATACATTCCTTTCCTTACGGTAAGAAAATAAAAGAAACTGGATTCTCCGATATAAATATAGCTCTCTGTCACATGATGGTAATTAAATCACAAAAGGATAAACTATGGCCTGATCAGAAAACCCACTCAGCACAATGGTATTTAAAGAAATTTCCATGTTACGATTTAATCGTGACTGGCGACAATCATCAATCATTTGTCACAGAATACGAAGGGAGATTTCTCGTAAACCCCGGGTCACTTATGAGAATGACAGCGGATCAAATCAATCATAAACCATCTGTATATTTATGGTACGCAAAAGAAAACAAAGTAGAGAGGGTGTACTTACCAATCGAAAAAAACGTAATTGATAGAAGTCATATTGAAGTAAAAGAAAACCATGAAGAAAAGATAAACAGTTTTGTCCAATGTTTACAGGATAATATAGACATTGGTTTTTCTTTCAATGACAACCTCGATAGATACATCAAAAAAAATAAATTGAAAAGACCTATATTAAATGAATTAAAGGAGTCAATGGAATGAGTGAGACTATCATACAAAAAATGATGGACTTAAAGGAGAAGATACAAAACACAAAGGACAAAGAATCTCAAAGCACAGGCAAATTGAAACTCCTGACAAAACAATTAAAAGAACAGGCTGGAATTAAGGTAGAGGAGGGGGA